TAAGCGGAGAACACGCTTGGTTCACCGCTCCATCAGGCACCGCAGGTAACACCATCAGCTTCACCCAAGCGATGACGCTGGATGCGAGTGGGAATTTGTTGGTGGGTAAGACTTCCGCTTCTTATGCAACAGCGGGGAGAACTTGTCTTGAGATTGCCGGTAGCAGTTCATCGCTTATAGAACTTAAAAGTGGGACTACGAGTCAATACCTATACAACGATGCTTCAAACTTAAATGTATGGGTGACGAACTCCGGGGCGATGCTTTTTGGGACTAGCAACACCGAACGCCTCCGCATCACCTCCGCAGGTAACATCCACACCCCTGCGGGTGCCACTACCATGACCAACGGGTTTTTCTACATCCCTGCGGCTGCTGGTGTGCCAACGGGTGTACCTACGGCCATTACCGGCACAGTGCCTATGTACTACGACACTACCAACAACAAGTTCTACGTCTACAATGGGGCGTGGAAATCTGTAACGCTTACATAAGGAGCCACCATGGCAACCGTGATTACTTGGACAATCAGTCAACTGGACTGCAAACCACAGGAAGGCGACCTGACCGATGTAGTGGTGACAGCGCACTGGCAATGCACAGGCGTGGATGGCAACTACACTTCGCAAGTCTACAGTACCTGTTCGTTCCCTGCCCCGGAAGGCACGTTTGTTCCCTACCCTGACCTGACCCAAGACGAAGTGCTTGGCTGGTGCTGGTCTAACGGTGTGGACAAGGCCGCTACTGAGGCGGCTGTACAGACCCAAATCGACAATCAGATCAACCCGCCCATCGTTAGCCCTGCATTGCCATGGGCACAAGGAGCCTCTGCGTGAAACTGGATCTTACCGTTGAAGAAGCCAACATCATCATGGCCGCTTTGGGCAAAATGCCCTATGAGGCTGTATTCCAGTTGGTTGACAAGATTCGTTCGCAGGCTCAAGCACAGTTGCAACCTCCGGCAGCAGAATAAAGGGTAGGCCACCATGAGTTGTGAAAAGTTCATTGGAAACTTGTTCCTGGCCCGTGATGTGGCCCATTCCGTACATCTGAACACTCGATCCTATGCCAAGCATGTAGCCCTTCAAGGGTTCTACGAGGGGATCATCCCTTTGGCTGACAGCCTTGCTGAGGCGTACCAGGGCAGGCATGGGCTGATTGGCCCTATCTCCCTGCAATCGGCCAAGAAGACCAACAACATCACTGAGTTCCTTCAAGACCAGCTTAAAGACATTGAAGGCATGAGGTATGAGGTGGTAGACAAAACAGATACCGCTTTGCAGAATATCATTGACGAAATAGTCAATTTGTACTTATCTACCCTTTACAAACTTAAGTTTTTGTCGTAGGTGATTCATGGGTCTGAAAGACACCACAAACAACATTGGTTTTCAGCAGATCACCGACCTTTCTACGGCGGTTGGTCTGACGATCCCTACGGAACCGTTCTACCCTACTCGCGTTTTCATCGTGGCTGAGGGTAACGACATTCGGTGGCGGGATGACGGTACAGCCCCTACGGCGTCCGTGGGGATGATACTCATAAGGAACAACGTGCTATCTTATGATGGCGACCTGAAAAAGATTAAGTTCATTCAGTCAGGCGCAGGTGCCAAGCTGAATGTCAGCTATTATGCTTAAACCTACTGGCGGGTAACACCAGGGTACTTACGGGTACAAACCATGTCTGAAGAAAACGTAGCGGACGTTCAAACCGCGCAGGAACCAGTGGTCACGGCGACAACTGGAACCCCCGAAATCAGTACGCCGGAAGATAAAACCGAGAAACGCACCTTTACCCAAGAGGAATTGGATGCGGCTATCGGCAAACGTCTTGCAAGAGAACAGCGGAAGTGGGAACGGGAACAGCAACTGCGTCAGCAGGAACTGCAAGCCAAAGCCCCTGCCGAGTTGCCAACTGCTGACCAGTTTGAGTCTGTGGAAGCCTATGCGGAAGCACTGGCAACCCAAAAGGCTGAAGAACTGCTGTCCAAGAAGGCTGCTCAACATCGGGAGCAAGAGGCCATCCGAGCCTACTATGACCGTGAAGAAGAGGCGATGGACAAGTATGAAGACTACAAACAAGTGGTCTACAACCCCAACATCCCTATTTCATCGGTCATGGCTGAGACTATCCGTGAGAGCCACATCGGGCCTGACCTAGCGTATTACCTGGGCAGCAACCCGCAAGAGGCTCACCGGATTGCTCAATTGCCGCCGTACTTGCAGGCTAAAGAAATCGGGAAGTTAGAACTCAAGTTTGAGTCCAATCCTCCTGCGGTAAAGAAAACATCGTCTGCACCGGCTCCCATCAATCCGATTACCCCAACGGGTAATGGTAGTGGCCGCTACGACACCACAGACCCACGGTCTATTAAGACTATGTCGGCGTCTGAATGGATCGAAGCGGAGAACCAACGGATGATGAAGAAGATGCAGTCACAACGCTACTAATTAGGAGACAGCCATGTCTAACTCATTACTTACAATAGACATGATTACCCGGAAAGCCCTCCAGATCCTGGAAAACAATCTGGTAATCACCCGCAACGTAAACCGCCAATACGACGATTCTTTCGCCGTAGAAGGTGCCAAGATCGGTTCTACCCTGCGTATCCGTCTGCCTGACCGCGCTCTGGTTACTGACGGTGCTGCCCTTCAGGTGCAGGACGACAACGAACAGTTCACCACGCTGACGGTTGCCAACCAGAAGCACATCGGCATTAACTTCACCTCTGCTGAACTCACGATGCAGTTGGATGACTTCGCTGAGCGTGTACTGAAGCCTCGCGTAAGCCAGCTTGCAGCCTCTATCGATGCTGACGTAGCCAATGCTTACAAGAGCATCTACGCTTCCGTTGGTACTCCTGGTACTACCCCTTCTACTTCACTGGTTCTGCTGCAAGGCCAACAGAAACTTAACGAAGCCGCCGCTGGCATGGCTCCCCGTTACGCCACTGTAAACCCTGCTGCCAACGCCAACCTTGTTGAAGGCATGAAAGGCTTCTTCAACCCCGTTGACACGATCAGCCGCCAGTTCAAGGCCGGTATGATGGGTCAGGGCGTACTTGGCTATGACGAGATCAACATGTCTCAGTCTATCGTCAACCACACCACGGGTGATTGGGGTACTGGTATCACTATCGGCACCACGATCAGCGCTCAAGGCGCTTCCAGTGCAAGCATCAGCTTCACCGGCTCCAGCAAGACTTGGAAAGTGGGCGATGTGTTCACGATCTCCAGCGTTTACGCTGTTAACCCACAAACCCGTCAATCGACCGGTTCACTCCAGCAGTTCGTTGTGACTGAAGACCTCACGGCTTCTACCAGCGGCACTCTGAAGTTCAGCCCTGCGATCTACACCAGCAGCCAAGCTCTGGCTACTGTTGACAGCTTCCCGCAGTCTGGCGCAACCGTCACGATGCTCGGCAACGCAAACAGCCAGTACGCTCAAAACCTTGTGTACCACAAGGATGCCATCACCTTCGCTACGGCTGACCTTGTTCTGCCACAAGGCGTTGACATGGCTTCCCGTCAGGTTCACAACGGTATCTCCATGCGTATCGTTCGCCAGTACGACATCAACAACGACCGTATGCCTTGCCGTATCGACGTATTGTACGGCTACTCGGTAATCCGTCCGCAGATGGCTTGCCGGATGTGGGGCTAACAGGTTAACTAACAGGAGATTACGACAATGGCTATTCCTAACGGTGGCGGTACTTATCAAGTATCTGACGGCAACACTAGCGCAGCTAAAGCGCTTGGTGGCTCTACGCTGGTGTTTGCTTCTGGCGCAGGGATTTACTTCCTTGACACGGCAATCACTGCAAACAGCACCACGACTGATGCCCCTGCTGGCTCTTTCGGCATGACCACTAACGCTACGGGGTTGGGCAAACTGTTCTACTCTGATGGCACCAAGTGGCAATACGGCGCTGTAAGCTAACCTGATTGGCCCTCGAAAGGGGGCCTTTCTCCAAGGAGAACGTCATGCCTTACAATACCAAGTCTATCGGTATTGCCTATGAAGACCAGTACATCAGCAGCGGTCAAATCGACTCTACCCCTATCGGTAGTGCCGGTGCGTCCACTGGTGCATTTACTGTTCTCTCGGCTACCCAACTCAAGCTGAACGCTCCGGTCACCAAGACTGCATCGTTCACCTTGGGTGCCACCGAAAACTTCATTATCGCCAACGGTGCATCTGCTATCGTCACGGTTACTTTGCCCACTGCTTCTGCCAACACTGGCCGAATCTTGGTCATCAAGAACCTGTCGGCAACGTACACTGTTGTTTCTGCTGGTTCCAACGTGAAGCCCAGAACGACCAACACTGCTGGTACTGCCATCCTCGCTGCTTCAGCGGGTGCATGGGCAGTCTTGGTATGTGATGGAACGGACTGGGTTGTCATGGCTGGCAACTAAAGGAGAGGGGGTTTCGGCCCCCTTTTTTACTATGTACGCAATCT